TATGGCAGAAACAATATCCTCTAAAAGAATTCTCTGACCCTAGTAATTTTAAATCCTATGATGAACTCAAAGAGAAACTGAATAGGACAATTATGGGTTCGAGAAGTGCTACTGACGTTAGTCAAACAGACCTCCCACCTAAAACTGATGTTGTAGCAAAAGTTGAAGAAGTTAAAACTTCTAATGCTAGTGAAGGTGAAGACGATACTATGTCATATTTTAGTAAGTTAGCAGACGAAGATTAATCTCTCTCGTACTTCGAAACTTTAGAAGGGAAGTGGAAACACTTCCCTTTTTTTATATAAATATATGTTATGGTAAGTATATTAGACCCAATCACTAAAAAACAAGGTGACTCTATGAAGTCACAATCTTGGTATAGAAATCAAATAGCAAGTCTTACAGACAGAATTACTGCTGGTAATTTATTACGTTCAGGTAGACTTTTAAATAGACCTAGTGCAGGTAGATTAAGTATGTTTATCTATGACCCTAAAACAAAAGATAAATTACCATATTACGATATGTTTCCTCTAGTATTACCCTTAGATGTGATACCTGGTGGGTTTATAGGAGTAAACTTTCATTATCTACCTCCAGCATTAAGATTAAGATTTTTAGAATCTTTACAAGCATATGCATCAAGCAAAATTATTAATAAGAGAACACGACTTGATGTATCATATGACCAATTAAAAAAAAACAAATACACAAAACCAACAATAAAGAAATATTTGTATAAACAAGCAAGGTCGAACTTTTTAAGAATAGATGCAAACGAATCAGCAATTGCAGTTATGCTTCCGGTGGCACAATTTGCTAAAGAAAGTGTAAGGAGGGTTTATACAGATAGTCGAGGAATGTTATGAGTTTTCGACAACGTATCAAAGATAGGTACAAAAAACTTTGCACCACAGATAATATTATAGATATAACTGTAGATGCTATTATATTGTTAGCAGATGTTTTAACGTCACCTATTTTAATTATTGTTAGACTTATTAAACACATTGTCAATGTCTATTTTATAGATAGAATAAAAAGAGCAATCAAATGGTTTGTTCATAAAGTATTAAGGATAAAATAATGTACGAGTATAGAATAAAAGAGATTACAAAGATAGTAGATGGTGATACCATTGATGCTATAATTGATTTAGGATTTGATATATTACATAGTGCTAGAATTAGACTATATGGTATAGACACACCTGAAAGTAGAACAAGAGATAAAGAAGAGAAGAAGTATGGTTTATTAGCAAAGAAGTTTTTGACTAATTGTTTAAAAACTGAACACCCTATCATATTAAGAACACATAAAGAAGAGAAGGGTAAGTTTGGTAGAATATTAGGTGAAATAATTATTGATGAAAAGAACATAAATACATATATGATAGAAAGTTATCATGCTGTTCCTTATCAAGGTCAAAGTAAATATGACATTGATGAGTTACATATGAATAATAGAGAGATGTTAAGTAAGGATAATTAATGGGAATAATAAAAATAGGTGGTAAAATTGCTGGTATTGATGTAGGTATCAATCTATCAAGAGATAAATCACTAGACAATGTAACAAGAGACCCGAGATTAAAACAGAATGGTGGAAAACCTGGTGTAAATCCTAATTCTGTATTAGGACAATTCTTAGCAAAAACAAATAAAGCAGAAGGATTTAGCAGACCAAATAGATTTTACATTAACATACGACCACCAAAGGCGATGAGAGCATCTGCTTCTCAAGTAGGAACTATAGATGAATTTAATGGTTTTCCTAATTACAAATTTGAAACAAATACCATTGCAAGAGATGTACAAGCATTTTGTAGTAAAATTTCGATACCTGATAGAAAAATGGGTACAACCGAGTATAAGACAGGTGCAGGTCCATCAAGAAATATAGTATCAGACGTAACATATGCAGACTTTAGTGCAACATTTTATTGTGACAAAATGATGGTAGAAAGAAACTTTTTTGAATTATGGCAACAATCTGCATATAATAATCAATCATACAATTATGATTACTATGATAACTATGTTGGTGAAATAGAGATATTTCAATTAGGTAGTTTTACAGAAAATCAAAATGGTGATGATATAGCACACGCAGTCTGTATAGAGGAATGTTACCCTACAAGTGTGGGTACAGTTGAATTAGGTTTTGAAACAGGTAAAAATCAGATATGTACAATTGATGTAACATTTTCATATAGACAATGGACAAATTATACGATAGATAATATGGGGAAAATACATGGTAGAGGTGGTAAAGATACTGCAAATAAATATACTGTTGTAGAAAAACAAGGTGGTGGATTCATCACAGGTATAATGCAAAAATTACCACCTATATTAAGAAGACCAGCAAGACAAGTTACTGAAGAATTAGTAAGACGAACACCAATAGGAATAATTACAGGTGGTAGAGTATCAGAACCATTTAAAGTTCCTGTCGGAATATATTAATATTATAACATTGGAGTTAGATAATGAATTTACCTAATTTGAATACACCTCGATATGAGTTGACATTACCATCTACAGGTGAAAAAGTTCAATACAGACCTTTTTTAGTAAAAGAAGAAAAATTATTACTAATAGCAAAAGAGTCTGAAGAAGCAGAAGAAATAGCAAGTGCAACTCTACAAATGATAAACAATTGTACCTTTGAAAAGTTACAATTAGATGCATTACCTCTTTTCGACATTGAGTATTTACTTTTGAGAATTAGAGCAAAATCAGTGGGTGAAAAAACAGTTGTAAAACTAGTTGCACAAGATGATAAAGTTACAGTTGTTCCTGTAGAAATTAGTTTAACAGATGTTGAAGTGGTTTTAGATAAAAAACACACTAATAAAATTATGTTAGATGGAGAGAAGAAATTAGGTATTGTATTTGCATATCCTACTTATAAAATAGCATCAATGGGTCTAGATGATGTCGAAGATATTACTAAAATGTTTGATTTAGTTATATCATGTGTCGACCACATCTTTGAAGGAGATACTATTTTTAAAGCAAGTGAATACACACACGAAGATTTAAAAAAGTTTTTAGATGATTTAAATCAAAAACAATTTGAAAAAATAATTGATTTTTTTAAAACAATGCCGAGTGTGGCACATGAAATTGAGTTTACTAACCCAAAGACAAGTAAAGTTAGTACAGTTACATTAAAGGGTTTACAAAATTTTTTTTAATTTGCTTCTCCCACAATTCCTTAGAAGCATATTATAAATTAAATTTTTCCCTGATGCAACATCATAAATATTCATTGGCAGATGTTGAGTCAATGATACCGTGGGAGAGAGATATCTATCTTACATTACTTAATCAACATATAGAGGAAGAAAACAAAAGAATAGAAGAGCAAAATCAAAAGATGGAGAGGTCTAGATAAATGGGAGAGGATAAAAAAGCATTAAAAAGAACTCAAGAAGAAGTAGAACTTGAGTTAAGAGAAGAAAAAGCAGACGCACAACGTAGAATGAGTTGGATCGCTATAACTAGTATGATAGTATTCACTATTATATTATTTACTCCTATAATGTCAGATAAAAGAGTTGAGGCACTTGCAGACTTATTAGGTTTATTTTACATTGCACAAGCATCTATAGTAGGTTTCTACTTTGGGGCACAAGCATATATGTCTAGGAAATAATTATGGTAGATAATATAACATCAAGTCAAATGAATCAAATAAATGCAACTACACAACAACAGGTAGAAGACAGTAAGGTAGAAGTATTAAAGAGTATAGCATCTGTCTTTAAAGATATAGGACTCAACACAGGTAAAAAAACTGCTACAGGTTCATTAAAATCAACACAAGAGGCGATGGATTTTAAAAGTGAGATTGATAAAATTATAACTGAAGGCGATTTAAGTCGTGCTTTTAAAAAATTTAATGATAAATTAACTGAAAGTGGTGAGAGCATATCAAATTATATTGATGCTCAAGATGATGCTAGTAAAGATTTTGTTAAAAAATTTAACAAATATAGTAAAGAAAGAACTAATGCAGAAAGAAAACAATCTACTCTTGCGAGAGAAAATATAGCAACCAGAATAGATGAAAATAATGAATTACAAATATTAAAAAACTTTGAAATAGATGAAAAACAAAAAGAGATTAAAAATATCAGAGATGAGATAGAAACAATAGAGAAAGAGTTAAAGAAAAAAAAGGGTTTGACAGCAGAAGAGATATCAGCAAAATTTGATGAGATTGAAGAAAGAAGATTACAAATAAGAGAGATTAAAGATTTAGGTGTGAAAGAGAAGAAGAAATTTGATGACACCATGTTTAGATTTGAAGTATTAGATAATACTATTGCATACTTAGACGAAAGCACATCAAAGACTAGAGAAAAAGTTAGCAACTTTATCACAGGTATAACGCCTGATCCTATAGTAGATGCATTTAGAACATTTACATCTGCATTTAGCACTGCAATACAACCATTATTAGGATTTTTAAAACCACTTAAAATATTCATACCATTAATAAAGTTATTTGGTTTTTTATTGGGTAAAACTGTGGTAAAACCTATGCAGTCTTTTGGTCGTTTTCTAGTTGGTTCTGAAAAAGCAACAAAAAAATTAGGTGAACAAACAATAGAAACCACAGAAGATATGAAGAAAGCAGGTAGTATCTTTGTAGATTCGGCAGAAATGGTTAATGAAATGAGGGAAAAACATGGTGTTGCTGATAAAAAAAGAACTGGTTTATTTGGTAAATTAAGTGGTGCAGTAGGTAAAGTAACAGGTGCATTTACGAGAATTTTACCAATGATAATACCTTTAACAATATTAATCGGTGTATTAACGGCGGCATTTTTCTTATTTAAAGACCAAATATTAGGACTTTTAGAAAGATTAGGTATAATAGCACCAAGAACTAATATTGACGAAACAAAAGTAGATGACGCAAAAGGTGGTGCGACATTTAAACAACAAATGGATAAATCGCTTGGTTTATCTGAAAAGGTGGAAAGAGAAAAACTAGCAATAAAGAATGCTGAATTGAGAAAGAAAGAAGGTATTATAACAGAGGAAAATACACCTGGTGCAGGAAAAAGAGGTTTGATAGGTAAAAGTGTTGATGAGATAGGTCCAGGTTTTGATAGGGCGTTTTTAAATACTGAAGCAGATAGACTAAAAACAATGACACCTGAAAAGATTCGAGAATTATATGGAGAAGCAGGTGAAATGCTGGCACTTGAAAAGGAAAAAGATTTTCAAATAGGAAAAAAGGATACTTTTAAACAAATGCTGTTGAAAAATCTTAGATTTGCTAAAACAGATGAAGAAGATGTTAAAAAGCAAGAAGATGCTTTATTGACACAGAGAATAAACGAAGGTTTTGGAACTGATGCACAATTACTAGAAAGAGGTACTTACACACCAACCGCTAGACAAATGGACGTTAAACAATCACAAGGTGAAGTGCTACGAAGTTTGCAAACCCGATTAGATGCAAGTAGGATAAAAACCGGTGAAATAGAATCAATTAGGAAAGACAATATGAGTCGAGAAAGAAATATACAAATTATTCAGCATAAACAAGAATCAATGTCAAATCTGACTGGTGGTAAAAGAACTCCTTTAAATGTGAATATTTTTCAAAAATTTAAAGTTTTCAGTTCAATTTTTGGATAAGTTTATATTTAATAAGAACCCAAATCTTTCTCGGTAATAATCTTAAACTCCATATTGTTATTAGCACAATATTTTTTAGCAGATTCCCATTTAGCAATATTCTTTGCATACTCCATATTTTCACGAATATGATATTTTGTCTTACGTTTAGGAGTTTTTGGTTTCATACACTGACGATAAGGTTTTATCTCTATACAAAATTTCTTACCTTTATCAGTTCGCACAAGAAAGTCTGGAAAGTATCGGTGTATTCTATTATCTAATGGTGAACGATAAGGTATAGATAACTCTTCACTTGCCCACTGTGTTACATTATCGTTTCTATCACAATAGAGCATAAACTTTCGTTCAAGATTAGAACGATACACTATTTGTTTTGTGTCTCCTACATATTTCTTTGGATTTGTAGGACGATATAATCCTTTATAACTCTTCATTTTACCGTATAAATAGTATTAAAAGAATTATTTATCTAGGAGAAAATATATGCCATTTGGGTTTCTAAGTAGTGCAATGTCGGCGGTAACATCATATGCAGGTAACGCCATTGCAAGTTTTGTACCTAAGATTACAAGTATCATTACACCTACTATAGCAATGCCATCTATGAGTTCATTAGGTGCTAACTTGATGAATTCAGCAAAAGGTATGGCGACTAGTTTTGCTATGGGTAAAATTAATGGTCTTGTGAATAAAGTTACGGGTTCTGTAAATGGACTTATTGATAGAGGTATTCAATCGGTTGTAGGTAGAATACCTTCTGGATTTACGAGGGCGTTAGGTGTTATTAATATTCTACAAGAAGGTACAAGTAGAGATATAGGAGGTATCTTAGGTGGAGCATATTCAGGAAAAGGTAATGACCATTTTTCAAAGCAAATTAAATCATTAGTATCAAAATCTCCATATAATTTTGATGCTCTTGCCGATAAAGCACATCTAGGTAAACAAAACAACCCATTTGCATATACACATCATCATTTTCCTCAAGAAGTTAGCAACCTGGGTGATGGACATTATATAATATTTGATATCATTGACGAAGCGAACCCAACTGTCAAAGGTCCAGCAATAAATTTTCTTGATTCACAAAGTATTAGACCTCATAAAAGTCCTACTATTCTTGGTGAAGCAAAAAATCGTTCAAAAAAAACAGAAAATATAAAAAATTTATATACACCAGAAAATTATGGTTCACTTCAATCTCAAGAGATTTTAAAAAATAGACAAATAACAAAATACCAATCAGGTTATAGAAAAGGACTGAATCAAGGGCAAAAGACGATATCAAGCACGGTAGTATTAGGAATGCCAAATCAAAATCATAAATTTGATTATAAAGTAGAAACAACAGGTGGTACTGGTATAGGTTTTACTAAAAATATAGTAGAGTTTTTAAGAGGAGCATTCGGAGGTACTGGTTCTTTTGAAAGTGCTGTAGAAGGTGGTGCTGAAGGACTTTCAAGAGCATTGAGAGGTATGGCAACCACTATTTTACCATCATTTGAAGTTATGGAAACAATGTCTTCTGGTTTTGTTTTTAATCCTAATATGGAAAATGCATTTAAAAGTGTACCTTTTAGAGATTTTACTTTTACATTTGACCTTATACCTAAAAATGCAGAAGAGATGGAACAAATGCATCAAATAATAAAAGTTTTTAAATATTATATGTCTCCTGCTATAAGCACACAAGGTCAATTAGGTGTACCATCAGAGTTTCAAATAACTTATGCATATAGAGAGAATAAAAATAATTATATACCAACCATAAGTCGTTGCATGTTAACATCATGTAATGTAGATTATGCTCCTGATAGTAAATTTCACACATTCTATCCAGATAGTGAAGGTGCTCCACCTGTTGCAACAACTATGGAATTAACATTTACAGAATTAGAGATTATGACAAAAGAAACAATAGCACAAGGGTACTAATATGTTTTTCAATGCATTTGAAAAAGGAGTATATGATATCAAAGGTGACGGTAATTACACGTACGCCACAGATTTACTTACTAGAATAAAAGTACAATCAGGTATTAGTGATGATGCTTTTTTGTATGACAAATATACTGTACCATCAGGAGACACTCCTGAAGACGTTGCTTTTTATCATTTTAAAAATTCAACATATCATTGGGTGATATTAATGACAAATAATGTTACAGATAGATACACTGGATGGCCTATGGACCAAATAACATTTGAATTATATCTAGAAGATAAGTACCAATTTCCTAATGCTACTCACCATTATGAGATAACAAAAGATAGTGGTGTTTTAAAACCTCAAGGTCCAGCAGATTACTCACATTTAATACAAGTCAGCAGTGATATATCGGGTGCAACTGCAATAACAAATAGAGAGTATGAAGAAAGAGAACAAGATAAAATTAGACAAATCAATTTATTAAATCCAAATTTATTACCTGCTTTCTTAAAAGAATTTGATAGACTGATGCAAATGAACTAATGGTTACTTCAGCATACAACACAGGTAAAAAAAGACAAAAAGGTAGTTTTAATATATTACCTGCCGTTAATCTAATACCATATAATTCTATCTCATCTACATCAACACACCAAACATTAAATATATTTCCTTTGATTTTAGAGATTAACATATTTGAGAGCATATATCAACCCTTTATAACAGGAAATATAGTTATCGCAGATATGGATAATATTTTTGAAAAGAATTTACCTATATTAGGATTTGAAAGATTAGAGTTTCAAATAATGACACCTGGTTATGATGCAATTTATGACTTTCAAACACAAACTGGTTCTCCTATGCACATATATTCTATTACAAATAGAAATGCAACTGATTTTACTACTCAAACTTATGTGATACATTTTTGTAGTCAAGAAATGATAAGAGATAAAACAGAATTTGTAAGTAAAGCAGTATATAACACACATGAGAACATAGTTTCTGAATTATTAAGAAATCATATGAATTCAAAAAAAGCATTGATGGTAGAAAAAACAAGTAGCAGACATAAAATGGTATTACCATATGCTAATCCATTAGAACACATTATGCATATAGCAAAAAAAACACAAAGTGAATATCATACAAATCCAGGGTATCTTTTTTTTGAAAATCTATTAGGGTTTCATTTTAGGTCATTACAAAGTTTAACTAATTTAAATAATGGTGCACCAAGACATTCAAAACACGGTGTAAAATATACACATAGAAGAATAGACCAAAGAGATAATAAAGATGTAGATATAGATTATCAAATGGGTGGTATCATACACTATGAAATTGTAAAACAATTTGATACTCTCGATAGTTTGGATGAGGGTGCGTATAGTTCAGAACTTGTGCATTATGACCAAACTAGTAAAAAATTCAATAGTAAGTTATTTAGTTATAACGAACATTTTGATAAGAATCCTAGTATGGAGAGCAATAAAGGTAAAAAAGTAGGTAATTTCCCATACAGAGATAACCAACTTCTGCAAAATTTACCTTCAAAGAGATACTTTAAAGCAAATACATCACAATTATTTGGTGATGATAATATTACCACAGCACCAGAAATAGATATTATTCAACCAAAGAATGCAAAAATATCTAATATGTATAATATTGAAGTAGAGATAACAGTACCAGGATTTCTAGGTGTTCAAGCAGGCGATGTTATTGATGTTGATTTTCCCTCATATTCGCACAGAAATAGTAGTTCATACGAACAAGATATAGATAATAGAATGTCAGGTCTTTATTTGGTTGCAAACTTGCGACATTCTTTTGACACAACAGGTGAAGGTACGCATGAAATGATACTATCTTTACAAAAAGACGCATTTAAATCAGACCCTCCTAATTCAGATACAGACACATTTACTGGTTTAGAAACAACAAAGAATGAAGGTACAATCGAAATACTACAATCGTAGACTTGACAATGTGATAATATTATAGTATGATAGAGAAAAAACAAGGATATCCAATGAAAAAAAACAACAAACTAAGAGATATATGGTCAGTATATCTAGTTATCGCAATGTTGACCATACTGGTCGCAATAGGTGTAGCAACAGCAGATGAACCACCAATAAGTCGTATCATAGCAGAACCAGAGTGGTTAAAAGAGGGTGAAGCAGATGATGGTAAATACGGAATGATGATTAATAAAGGGTTGTTATGTGATAAGGATCATGTTATAATCAATAGATTGACTATCGATGGATATGTCAGAGCATTTAGAGGTATTAATGAGAGTGGAAACCATACCTACATATTAATAAAGAGTGTTTTTACAGGTGGTACATATCATATGCAAAAGATAGCAATAGTAGAGTTGCACACAATACCACAGATTGCGTGTCTAGTGTCAGAGAATATACAACCAGAGTATAATCAAAACTTTATTTACTTAGAACTATATCCAGGAGAGCAATTATGAACAAATTAGACTTATTAGGAGTAGGATTTTTAGTATCCATAGTAATAGCAGTGTTTGTAGCAATAGGTACTGCTTACGCAATAGACCAAGAGTTTCGCAAATGTGCTGGTTGTCATAAGATAGACGAAGGAAAGAAGGGTGGAATGGGTCCTAACCTATGGGGAGTATTTAATAGGAAAGCAGGTCAAGTAGAAGGTTATAGATACTCTGATTACCTTAAAAATTCTACGATAGTTTGGGATAGAGAATCGCTGAAAAATTGGTTGTCCGATAGAAAGACCAGACAAGCATACTTTGGTAAAGACGTAAATAACACGAAGATGATGTGGACAGGTATAAAGAAAGAAGCAGATATGCAGAATATACTTGACTACCTAGAGAAAAAGAGATAGCATGAAACAAGAAGACAATCTATTAAACAAGTTTACATTTAAAGAACTAAGACAGATATGGACACCATTAACAGAATATTGCATGAATATCTATGTAGATACTCTCAAGAATGATAAGAGAGCAATCTTAGATATAAAGAAAAGATGGATACACTTCTATTCATCAGAAGACTATACATTAGAAGAAACCCTTGCTATAATAGACGATTATACAAGAAATGATAATGAACTACAATCCATAAAGGGACACTAGAATGAACAAAGAAGAAGAGAGATTGCGTAGAGTTGCACACAGTGGTGTATTCTTTGAGAGAAGTCAGAGGATCCCTTACTTGTGGACGAATTGGTTGTATCCTTTAGCACTGGTAATAGCACTGATAGGATTACTCTGGAGTGGTGTTTAGTGACTTTCGCAGGTATTCTATAAATAGGTAATTATAACGTATGTCCAGTGTATTAAAAGCAGACATTTATCGAAGGGAAATCTAATATGTCCGAATCATTTGCAGGTCTCAATGACTTTATCTGGTTCATTGGTGTCGTTGAAGGAAGAGATGACCCACTGAAAGCAGGTAGACTGCAAGTAAGGATATTAGGTCATCACACACCCAATAAGAATGACTTAGCAACTGCTGACCTTATGTGGGCGTCACCAATGCTATCATTGACTGACGGTGGTATATCTGGTATTGGTAATAGTCCTACTTGGACTCCCGAAGGTACTCATGTAATGGGATATTTTAGAGATGGTATGAATAGACAAGAACCTGTTATCCTTGGTGTATTACCTGGTGTTGTTGAAGAGTTTGGTAATCCTGATGTAGGTTTCTACGACCCTAATACTATTGATAATGTTAGTAGTAAATATCCTAAACACTTAGGTAGTGATGTAAATCAGTTAGCACGAAATGACTCTGACGACCAGCATACCCACACAACAATTAAGACAGCATCTAGAATACAAGGGATAGCAGTAGCAAGTTTTGGAGTTGCACCTCTATTCCAAGGTCAAGTGGTACCCGCCGTACCAGCAACCTCATGGGATGAACCTGCTTATACACACAATAGTAAATACCCATTCAACCATGTAATGGAGACCGAATCAGGTCATATCACCGAATATGACGATACACCTGATTATGAAAGAATTCACCTATACCACAGAGCAGGTACGTCTATTGAAATGATAAACACACCGGGAGGTAGTGGTGAACAGTCCCGATTAGGTGAACGAATCGATAAGACCGTAGGAGACTATTATAGCAGTAAAGACAGAAATAGTCAAGAGATAATTCAGTTTCACAAAGAAGAAACAATAGGTGGTCATTACAAGTTACTAGTAAATCAGCAAGGTATACCAAATCAGCACTTTACAATACAGGTAGGTGCTGGTAGTAATATAAACTTACAAATAGACAATGGGTCATTAAATATGTTTGCGACTACAGGTATGAACTTTGTTACCGGTGGTAACTTTGACATTACTTGCTTAAACTATCAGTTAACGACACTAGGTAGTAAAGTAGAGAACATCAACGGATCCTCTTCGGAGTTCGTTATTGGTCCTAACACCAAAACTGGTAATCCTCTCAATCTTAACTAGTGAGATTTCCATATATGCGAATCACTTACTAAAACTAAAACACAAGTTTAATCTATAAATGTAATAACAACTTTAACTAGTATCTTTACCTCTAAAATTTCCTTGGAGGATTTTCCCATGCTCCAAAGTCGCACTCAGAGGAATATAAATACCTGTATGAAGATAATTCAGCATACTCTAACCAGCATTGCCATGATTACCTTTTTTATGCTAATGTGTCTATACATGGGATTTGAGTATATGATAAGAAGGTTACTGAATAAATGAGCAGAGAAGATTTCGTAGAAGAAGACATATACTGCATGAGTTGTGGTCACGAGTCACACTGTATGATTACAGAGGGTGTCTGGTGGTCTAATGTACCTTGCAGAACAAATATTGGTACAGGTGGTATGGGTATTGACTACGGAAAATGTGACTGTGATTCTTGTCACTGTAAAAGGTGTAACGGAGAAAATAAAGGAGACTAAATGGATAAGATTAAAGAATACTTGAATATAGCAAAGGATTGGATTTCTGACAGATGTGCTGAAAGAACCAGTCTAGACGGAACTGTTCTCATAGCATTTGGTGTTATAGCAATACTATTTAAACCAGTTATATTTTGGGTAGGATTAGTTGCTATCGCATACGGAATATATACACTGGTTAAAAGTGAATGGTAACCGTAACAAGTAAAGCAGAAAAGTATCTAGCATCTGTGGGTTCACCTAACGTCTTACTGTCAGTCAATGGTGGTGGATGTTCTGGTTTTCAATACGTCTGGAAAGTTACAGATAAAGAACCTACAGTTGCAAATGTACACATTGACCCTATTGCAGAAATGTATGTACTAGGATGTACCATTGATTATGTTACAGAACTTGGTGGTAGTTTTCTCAAAGTTTCTAATCCTAATGCTACTGCAAGTTGTGGTTGTGGAGAGTCTTTTGCTGTTTAGTGGAATGTTAACAATTATTACTGCACTCGTTCTTGGTATAATGATATGGGTGGTGAGAAAGATAGATAAGTTTCTAGGTCTCTAGATGTTTATCACCATAGCATTATTGGTAAATCACATTATTGTGACTGCTATGGGTCTCTATATCTTTATGAATGAATCTCAGATTGAAAATTATCGATATTATCTGATAACTATTGGTCTAATTCAAATTCTAATATTTTCTATATACTATTGGTACTATGATATCGATAAAATACTACATACTATACTCTGGAAAATTGGACTCTTTAATACTTACCATCTCCCTTAACTTCTAGGAAAAATCCGGAAAATCGCTTTTTGTATCTTAGAACCAACCTCTATTTGGTGGTGTAATATGCGAAGAAAAAATATAATGAGAAAACCTCGAAACATTTTTTATAGAACTATGATGTCTATACGAAGGTCTGGTGCGTCTGGANGACACACCNATAAGACCAAGTATTCTAGAAAGAGATTTAATAAGCATAGAGAGTTGNTGTANTAGGAGTTTCTTTATATGACTGAGCAATCATTTTAGCAATAATTGATTTTGTATTATCATCTANACCTANNANTGCTTCNTCNATAGCACACTTACCCTGAANATAACTCTTNGNAAACTTTGAGTTGNTACCTATCCAAGAATCTAGATTATTTGTTTTTAAAGTACAAGCGGTTGAAACACCTGTGAGGAAGAACATTGCAAATGCTAAAATGTATCTTTTCATATTTTTGGTTTACTCCTATGTTATTGGTTACATTAATATATATCAGTAAACATGTAAAAAAACAAGTGTCCACCTAGGTTAAGCAAGTAAAACCTGTAAGGTAATTTACAATTTATTTTGTAAACTTGTTAATCTTGTAACATTTCTATTGTATTGTCTGAAGGATCCTTGATATACACAGATTTTGTTCCATCTCTGTGTTCTTTTAATTCACCAAATGCATCAGCACCGTGTATTTCAAAACATACATGTGGTGGGTGTTCTTCTGAAACAGTTAATGCAAGTTTACAGTTATCATATGCTAACAATGCCCAAGTTTTATCCGAGTATTCTACTATGCAATCTGTATTGTGAACGTACCAGTCTATTGACTCATTAATGTTTTTTACATTTATTGCAATATGATGTATCTTATCCATATAAATACTTATACAATCGTTAGACCATTCGGTCGGAAGTAGGATATTAATCCGAAGTAACGCACTTTTTTAACAGTAATGTTAGGAGGGTGTTATGAGTAATCAAACATTACATTTATATAAGAAACTATTGGAAGAGAAAAAGAAAAAAGACATTATTAATCGTCTTCATATTCTTCGTAATCGTCTTCAGTGTCCTCACTGCTCGGTGGTTTTGGAGGATTAATATAGGTTGAGATAGGTTGCATATATTTTGCATACCAATCATGTGGACATTTTGTACAAAAAGTTGACCATACTGCCATTGTACAAACATACATTATCCAAAGAAACATTGGGGTGACAATTATTTTTAACCAAAGGGCACCCCAATTTATCTTTTTCATTAGAATTTGTACTCGTGGTCAATAAACCAAGTACCTGCTTCTACACCNCTTCCAGTTCTTTTTCTTTCATAAGCAAACTTGAATTTACTTTTATAGAACTTCTTGGTCATATATGCTCTATACTTTGAACCTGCTTGTTCGTTATCCATATCATGGTAGTAACGATAACCTAAACTGTCAATAGAATATAAATTACTAGCAAACATATATGGTAACATTAAAAGTGTTAGCGATAATAATAATAATTTTTTCATTTTTTCCTCATTGTAATAAAATTGTAATATAACCCAAAACCCAAAAAAGAGAAGTCGCAATGACTTCTCTTTAAAGATTCAAAAGTATTTATAATACTCCTAGTTTCTCTAACTTACGTTTTTTCTTTAAATAATTTTTACGACCTTCTTTTTGTTTTCGTATTCTCTTTTCAGAGGGACTTTCAAAGTATCTAGTCTGACGAACTCTTTTTAAGACACCTTCTTTTTGTACTTTTTTTCTTAAAACTCTAATCGCTTGTTCTACATTATTTTTTCTTACTAATACTTTAACCAATAAAATCACCCCCTTAAATTTAAAAAATGGGAGAAGGACACTACCCCTTCTCCCTGGACTACACTATGAACGATACTTTTAGATAATGTCTTCATTATCTTCGGATGTATCCTCCGTATTCTCAGTCAATTCACTTGTCTGCTGACTAGCAATGATATCATCAGAACTAGCACCTGCATCCACTTTAGTATATAAATCAACAAAAGAATTCTTGGTATCATCATCAAATCTATTTGTACATAACTCAATAGATTTCAACCTGTTGTTGAAGATGACATATGCTTGAACAATGTGAACTAATCTTCTGGTGGAAATTATCTCGTCAACACCACCTTCGAAGTAAGTTTTTCTGATAACGTCTGCCCATGTAGTCAACTTGGTAGCAAACTCATCATCTGGTTTACCAGCATTGTTTAATATGTTAGCAAGTATTTTTTTCTCAATTGCTACAGAAGGATATTTCTG